GGCGATGTTGGTGATTACTGCCTCTTCGTGCAGAGTACGAGCATCTGGCATGATAGACATAGAGCCTACGGTCCCCTGGATAGTATCCAGCATGGTCAGGCCCGTGAAGACTCTCTTAGAGAGCTCCTTTTCCTCATCACGAAGTGTGCCCCATGACTGAATGTCATTTGACAGTGGTACCTTTTCGGGTAGCCAAAAGTTTGCAGTTAGCCTATTCCAAACGTCTAGGTCTACTGGGTCTTCAATTGCATTCCAGTTTACTGGTCTTGTTATCATCATATCTCCTATAGCATGCAGCTTACGCAGTTGTCCATCTCGGTACCCTGCAAAGCTTGCTGCCTGATACGGATGTAATAAATTGTTTTAATACCCTTCTTCCATGCGTAGATCTGAGCACGGTTGATATCTCTTGTTGTGGCCTCATCCTTAAAGAACAAGGTTAGTGATAGACCCTGGTCAACGTGCTGGGTTGCAGCTGCGTAGACATCGATTACTTTCTCAGCACCAATCTCATAAGCGTCGTCGAAATATTCCAAGTTATCGTTGGTTAAATGTGGAGCTGGGTAGTAAACACGACCTAGCTTGCCTTCCTTACGAATCTCAATCTTAGATGCGATTGGATGGATCGAACTAGTACTATTATTAATGTAACTAATTGATCCCGTTGGTGGAACAGCCTGCAGGTTCTGGTTGTACAGACCATGTTTCATTACTGATTTCTTCAGTTTTTCCCAGTCAGCTCGAGTTGGAATGTCAATACCACTCTTCTTAAATAGTGCAGCAACCTTCTTCGTCTTGGGCTGCCAGTCTTGGCTAACATACTTCTCAAAGAACTCTCCGCTAGCGTAAGTTGAGTTCTCAAAATTGTCGAACGGTGAGCCCGTCTGCTTTGCCGTCTGATTACTCGACTTAAGTGCGTGGAAGAGGATCGTGTAGAAGTAGATGTTAGTGAAGTCAATCGACTCTTCATCTCCATAATGCATTCTCTCTTGTCCAAAGTAACCGTGTAGATTCATCTGCCCCAAGCCAATAGCACGAGACTTCTTGTTACCTTCTGCAATAGACATTACAGAGTCAATGTAGCTGAGATCAGCAACAGAAGTTAGTGCTTTGATTGCGACATCTACGCTCTTGCCGAAGTCGGGTGACTCCATCATCTTGGCGATATTCAGTGAACCAAGGTTACAGCTAATGTCTTTACCAATTGTATCATAACTTAGATCATTATTGTAGGTGGTCGGGGTGTTCACCTGAAGAATCTCAGAGCAAAGGTTCGACATGTTGATGCGACCCTGAATTGGGTTGGCTTCGTTAACAGTGTCTTCATACACAATGTATGGGTACCCCGACTCAAACTGTAGCTCTGCGATTGTCTGGAATAGCTCACGTGCACTAATTTTAGTTTTCTTGATGTCGGCGTTGTCAAGCATCTCCTGGTACTTTTCGGTAATTGAGATGTCTGACATTGGAACTCCGTATACCCGCTCTACATCGTACGGGCTAAACAGATACATATCCTCGTTAGCCTTAGCTAGTTCAAGCGTGATGTCTGGAACTACGACACCGAGACTAAGGGTCTTGATTCTGATCTTCTCGTCTGCGTTCTCACGCTTAGTATCTAGGAACCTCAGGATGTCTGGGTGGTGGGCGTTTAGGTAAACCGCACCTGCTCCCTGACGAGCACCGAGCTGGTTTGCGTAGGAGAAGCTGTCTTCCAAAAGCTTCATCACTGGGATGATGCCCGAAGACTGATTCTCAATTTTCTTAATGGGAGCACCGTACTCACGTAGGTTTGTGAGGTTTAGTGCAACACCGCCACCACGCTTTGAAAGCTGCAGAGAAGAGTTGATGCCGCGAGAGATTGACTCCATGTTGTCCTCAATGCGGAGCAGGAAGCAGGATACAAACTCTCCACGCTGCTTCTTACCTGCGTTTAGGAAAGTAGGAGTTGCTGGCTGGAAGCGACCTGAAATAATTTCTTCTACCAAACCTTCTGCAAGCTTCTTGTCACCCTTGGCAAGCATGAGGGCATTCATGCACACGCGATCTTCAAACCGCTCCAGGTAACGCTCTCCATCAAAAGTCTTTAGCGCATAAGATGTGTAGAACTTGTAGGCACCCAAGAACGCAGCAAATCTAAACTTGTGGCCATATGCTTGCTTAAACAAAGACTTAATAAAAGAATCATCGTATAGGTCTAGCAATTCCTTTTCGTAGTAATCGTTCTCTACCAGGTACTCTAGCTTTTCCTCCAGGCTGTGGAAGAACACCGTGTTCTGATTTACGTGGTCGAGGAAGTATGCTTTTGCCGCCTCTTTGTCTTTGTCGAATTGAATCTTGTCATCTGCTCCATAAAGGTTGAGCATTGCATTAAGCTCATGGTAGCTATACTTCTTGTCCATATAGTAGGTTCAGCCTTTCTTTTACTTTGTCTACGTCTTCGTTGGTACCAAATACTTCTACCCTTGCGATCAGCGGTACCCCTGTCTTTTCACAAATAAGCTCTGCTGCCTTGCAGAAATGTTCACCAAAGTTGGTGTTACCAAAACCAACTACTCCACGGAGTAGCTTTCGGTTTTGTTTGACATTTAAGAAATGTCGTACTTGTCGGGGGATCGCTGTTCTAGCTTCGCCACCACCGTAAGTAGGTACAAAGAGAACAAACTCCCGATCAACTGTAATGACACTATCACTCCTAGAATCGATAGCAATACGATAAACGCTGTTTCCATTTAGCCTCTCCACAAATCTCTTAGTATTTCCCGAATAATTTGAGAAGTACACAATGTCAATAGGTATCAATTGTACACTCCTTTTTTACTACATCTATTGTTTCCCCTGAAAAAATACACAATATGTGCTACTAAATTAAACCAAATTGGTCAAGATAGCTGCGAACGTCTTGTGTCATCTCCTTGTTGGGCTTATAGTTTATCACATTGGCAGGCAAGTCCGCAACATTAACCTTCGGCCTATCCCTGAAGGTATGGATTTCTACTTCTTGATTGCGGTTCCTAGGAGTGTGAGAGATGGCACCAAACACAGCACCACAGACAGCGTCTGCTAGGTCCTTAGACTTCTTGCGTGGGTGGTCAACCTTATTGTTATTCATAATTTTTAGCTCGGTAAGCTCATCGAATAGCAGGTCAATAGATGGCATAATTAAACGCTCTTCGTAAAGCAGCATCGCCATGTCTTCATAGTGCTTCTTGGCTACCGATACTGTTTCGGTCCTCATGCCTACTGCCTTTAGTTCGTTCTGAATGTCAAAGGATTGCCAGCGGTCGAAGGACACCATGCCGATGTCGAAGCCCAGCCTGCGTAGGTTTTGAATCCACTGCTTAACCTCTGACAGATCTACAGGCCCCTCAATTTTTGGTTCCCACCATGCAACAGCATCCACAACTACGAATGGGACAACCTGCTCATAATCCTTTACGACCTGGATATTGACCCACTTCTCAACGTGAGCGATTGCAACCGCACACTTGTCATGCTTTTGTGCGAGGTCGGCATGCACGTAATACTTCTTGTCGGGATCTGGAGTAAAGCTAGGATCGAATCGTTTAAAAGTATCTACTGGATTGCGGCCAGTCATACAGGCCTGAACCTTCTCCCGCTGCTTAAAGAATGCATCTGAGGCATACTTTGGTACACATAAGAAACGCATCATAGCGTCTCCAGGGTCTGTGTAGAACGCTAGCTTAAAGTCTTCTATAGATCTGGTGGGGTTTACTTCCCAGGTTGGTCGCTTAAGTGCAAAAGTATTTGGATACTTATAAGAGAGGATGTGCTCCTCTTCCCACTCAATCTCCATCCAGTTGCCCTCTTGATCCTCTGGCAAGTCTGGATTAATAATAAACTTATGATTGCGGGTTATCTTTTCTTTTTCCAAGATACAGTCTTCGTACTTAGTAGAGATAAAGTCTCCTGGGTAACGCGGGAATGACAGAAGAACTACCTTGCCCAAGTCTGGGAATCGAGAGTCTACGGTACCGCGGAAGGCCTTATATATGTTGTCTGCTGTCTTCCCCTGCTCGTTACCGCTTCCAGTCTCGCTGGCGAATCCTGAGATCTCATCGAGTACGGCTACCAAAAGGTTTAGACCCTCATGAGATTCTCGCTCAGAGTGACCTGAGTAAACAGTGATAGAATGATCGAAATCAATAGAGTCCATCTTGGCGTAGTACTTGCCAGCAAACCATGGCGACCTTTCAATCTTTGACTTAAAGCCTTTAAAGAAAACGTTCTTTGCCTGCTGGGCGTTAATAGCAACGTTAATAATATCAATAGCGTCACCAGATGGCTTACCGTAATACTTAGCTGGATCCTTAAGACACAGTAGCTTATAGACTATGTATGACACTGCTACGGTTGAGGTAAAGTCTTTACCACTACCCTTGCCGAGCTGGAGAATAATTTCATTCTTAGTATACTTATTGTAATATGCTGCCCCCTCTTTCTCGCCAAGGAGCCTAATCAGATCTTCCTTCTTGTATATCTGGCTCATTGCACGAACAATGTCATACTGAATATCTGACAGTGGTGGCTGGCCTAGGTAATCTTCGCCCTCTACGAACGTCTTCGCATCTACAGGCTCTTCGACGAAGGGGCTGTCTTCAAGTGCTTCTAGAAAATCATCAAACATTGTGGACTATTGTCACCGTCTCGTTTAGCTTCTTCGATGCATCTGATAGCTTTGTCATTATCTTATCTCTAATCTCTGGGTGCTCTGCAGCAATGTCTTTAAGAATTCCCATCAGAATCTCCTGCCTACGCTCAATCTCAAGCATCTCTTCTGCAAGCTCTTTGTTCTCTAGCAGGCCAGCTTTCTGCAGCATCTCAATACGCTTCGACTCTAGATCCATAACTAGCTTAATACCGCCAGACTTACTGCGGAGATCGGCAGTTGTGGTGGCTTCGTCAATAAC